CCTAAGTAGAACTGATAGAAGTTCTCGTCCCTAGTGACACTCTTAATTGCTTCTATAACATCCTCATTCCTTCCCTTCTCATCAATCAAGTCACGCCTAGTCAGATTATCCTGTAACTCATACGACACAAGACCAAGTAGTGACCTTAGTTTAGTCTCTTCTAGGTGCCATGCAGCAATAGGAACCTTACGCTGTAGCATGTTGTATTCCAAGTAACGCATCACCTCAGTCTTGCCTATGCCAGTAGGAGCCTTAATCACTGTGAAGTGACCCTGCATAAGTCCCATGATCTTATCATCTAAGTCAGTGATACCTGTAGGAACGTATACATGGTCTGGTGTATCCCGATATAACGACAAGAACTGATCGGCAGTGTTTAAGATATTCTCAGGCGTGTACTTAGCAGCGTTCCACCATGCACTCTTGAACTCCGCATGTGCATTATCCTGTAGGAACTCATTAGCATCCTTATACTTGTCGTGTGGTACTCGATACACCTTGTTAGGAAACAACTTAGCCACACGATCCGCTAAGGCATTACCAGTATCATCATTATCTACTGACAACACAATCTTCTGGAAGCTATCTAGCCACTCCTTACAATTCTCCCACAGCTTCTTAGATGGCGCACCAGAGGGTAATGATACAACAGGGTTAATGTACTGGCTCTTCATCATCTGTGCCACTGATAAGGCATCTAGTTCCCCCTCAGTAATGGTTACAGTCTTAGAACAACCAGCGGTAAACATATTCATACCAAACAGTTCATCCCCCTTGAACCCGTCCTTAGTATAGAAACCTTTCTCATGTAGGGTACGGACTTTAATTCCACCGCTGGGGTATACGTACTCTTGGCGACCATCATATGTCTTAACATTGAAGTCCTCCATAGTACGGGCATTAATCCCTCGGAGGGGTGTATAACGACCATCACCAGCGGTCTCTATTCTCTTAGGTGTAAACGACATGATATTCTCCTTTTCCGCTAGTGGGTACTTGTCTCTTGCCCACTCAAAGGTATCACCAGTTTTACTTGGGTACGACTTAAGACAAGAGTGACAACGACCAAACCCATCTGTGTTATAACTGAAAGCATCAGACGATCCACAATCAATATATGGACATGGTTGATGTACTCTTTCTTTATTCATATTATTATTTCCTTTTCCTAAGTAAGACCTCTGTACTTACCTATAGCAACTTTTTACGGTATAATTAACAAAAGCCACATTATTTATATGGCCTCTGTGACTTTTTTGATACACTTATCTATAGCCCTCTTAACTTCCATAGGTGTTGTACCAAATTTACCACCACAATCCTCAACAATCTTAGCTAACGTGACACCTTTAAGGTAACGCATTTCCACTAGACCCCACTCCTCGTAAGAGAGTGTCTTCCTTGCAACACGCATAGTCTCTAGCATATCTTGTCGTTTTTCATATACAACAGCAGGGTCAGAGTCTTCATCAACTACATCAACACTTTCTATCGGTGTGGTAGTAGAATTAATAGCTGTTTTAAGGATATCTTCCCCTTCTTTACTATAAGTCTGAAACTTAGAGCCTCCCTGACCTCTAGCCAATGACCTTGACAAATCACTTAGAGGTACACTTACAGCTAGTGTCTTAATATTTAGGTAGTCGTGCATAGCCCTGTTAGCCATACGCCTTAGATTAGCCCCATGCGTGTTGCCCTGATCCACTTGCTCTAAGCACTCCAACATTCCCTCGGACACCAGATCATCGAATTGATTAGGTGAATTGTACTTGTACGCAAGTGAACGACACATCTTCATCATTTCTTCAGTGTTCATCCTTCTCTAGTCCCTTCATTATTAGTTGTACAAAACCTGCACTGAATATAGCTGCAAACGTCTCAGGGTCACACTCTACCTGTACTGTTGCACTACCATCCTCATGCTCGTCTATCTCTAGTATTTTTATTGGTTTGTTTACGTCATCACTCATCTCTAAGTGCCACCCATGACACAGGAAACAGGTCTTCCATCTTTAAACTTATAGCCCATGCTACCTCTTGTGTCTCTGCCTGTGTGTCCTCTTTACACCTTAAACGACACATGTCAGCAAAGGCATCTAGGGACCCTGACCAGTACCATTCAGTCATGGTGTTCTGAGGCAATATCATACGTGCTTGCTCTGGACAAATGCCTTGAGTTAGCATCTTCTTGTAGTCACCTAGTGCCTTCTCTGCCACCTCTTTAATATAGATGTTAGGGAAGTACTGGGACTGACTTTTTCCACCGCTCCCCTGCTTCTTATCCTCACTCTTATCTCTCCAATGTTCAGGCTCATAGAACTCAGGCTCACTGTCCACATACCTACGAGACACCTCATTCCATCGCAGGAACTTATGCTTGACCAACTGCCTAGCGACAAAGATTGGTGCCTTGATATGAAAACTAGCAAAGGCATGGCCGAATGGACTCATATGCTTATGCTCTGCCAGATACTTGATTAGTTTGGTGTCACCTTCCCTTAAGCCTGACCATTTTCCATTGGCGGGGTGCAACCAGTCACTCTTCTTTCCGAAGGACACCCTAGCTGCATTTACAACAGACAGGTCACTGCCCATGTGATCTATGTGTGTTACCTTAATCATCTGATAACTCCCAAGACTCTACCCAATTTTGACCTCGGTCATATATTCTATTTAAGTTCGAAGCTACCTTAATTGCACGTGCCTCTGTATTGTAACAACCTTGCAAATTCGTCTCTAAGGTACGGTCTTCCAACTCACGTTTCTGCCAAACCAACCATATATATCTCATCATCCAAACCTCCCTACATACTTTGCTATGTGATGTACGAATGGCAACAAGCTAATAGCCATAAGCAAGTTCATTCCTGTGTGTACCATTGCAATCCTCAGTGTATCACCCCTTGGTATGCCATCTGATACAAGTAGCCCAGCCAACCAGATAGTCCCTGTAGTCCCTATGTTGGCCCCTAAGACACAGGCTATTGCCGCTGGCAGGGGTACTGCACCTGATGCAACTAAAGCAATGATAGCTGTAGTACTTAAACTACTTGATTGCCACGCTAGGGTCATAATGATGCCACCAAAGAACATATAGATAGGGTTAGCGATAAACCATTGCAAGTGATCAATGTTACCCATACTCTTCATTCCACCTGAGAACATCTTTAGCCCTATATAGAATACGACAAGACCTATGGCTGTATATAGGTAATTGTTCATAGTCCTGTACCTTTCCACAGCCGCAATTGTGCCTTTAGTTTATGGTTTTCTTCTAGCAAACGCTTGGCCTCTTTCTCCCACAGATCAGCCTCCCGCTTAATTATATGGTAATCCTCTTTGCACTTGTCTAAGGTCTCTATCCACGTTTCTCTGTCTATCATGTTAACCTCCTAAATCTGTTATGTGATTTTGACACATGACACCCTGTGCTGAGTTTAATGCCCTCTTCTTCTGTAGAATCTTAAGTCGATGCCTATACTCCCTCATATCTTTTTCCAACTTCTCTATATCATCATTAAGGGTATTACCCCTTATCTTAAGGACAGCCTTCTGAACAGTCCAGTATTCTATCTCTTGCTCAACACTTCCCATTAGTAATCCTTCACCATTGTATAAAACATATGATCACCCAGCTTTCCATCATAATCGTAGAACTTATTCCAGTAGGGGCTGACAGCCGTTGTGTGGTAGTGAGTCGAGGTTATGCCTAACCCATACCCATTGAGTACCTCAGAGGCCACCAGAATGGCTCTTATAACAGCCTCCTGCTCTGGTTCCTTAAGGAAGTCATCTGACTTTCCATCGTGGGTGTACGAGAACTGTTTGAACTGGTTAATTACCTCGCAGGCATCATCAGGATACCTATCACTCTGTACCCTGTTTAAGATTACCTCCGCTACAGCCAACTGTCCGTCAACTGGCTGGTTTCTAGCCTCGTAATATATTGCCGCTGATAGGCACAAAATGGTCAGCATAGAAGTCCTTTCCCCCGTTCTTCTCTTTACGGGTGTTCACATTCTTCTTCTTATCAGGTATCACCTGCTTCCTAAACTTGGGGTCTCTTAATTCCCTCGCTACTGGATTAATCTTATACACCTTGTCAGTGCGCTTACTTAAAGGTTTCTTTGGTCCTTCATTTATCATGTGAATCTCCTAAGTGCTTTAAGATTGTTGTGTGGTGAACAGAATACTTCCTCCCTAAAGCCCTAGCACCATAATTACGATCTCTGCTCTTATAGTTTTCCCTAACAAATTTTAACTGTTCCTCTGTCAAGGCCGAAAGAAGGCTGTCTGTACCCTTGGCATGACTCTTTAGACCAGTTCTATAGGCATGTTTCATATTCTCACTTTGGGTACACCACTCTAAGTTAGACAATGAATCATTAGTCTTATCACCGTCTATATGATTAACTTGGGGTTTGTTCTGAGGGTTGTCAATAAAGGCTATCGCAACAAGCCTAGATATTTTTAATGTTTTATTCACTCCATTTCTTCCACCAATCTTGGTAGAGATATATTTACGACCATTAGGGTTCCAAGTGGGCTTCAGTATTTTTTTTGACCTCTTAGACCATACATTCCCTAAACTAGATACCATGAGGATGTCCTCATAGCCTACCACATCTTTCCATAATTCAGTCATCATACTATTTCATCCCCCATTGTAAACACATGACGTCCACCAGCTTTAAAGGCTAGTACACGATCCATCTTGAAACACTTGTAACCTTCGCTTGTCTTAAGTGTTACATATCCGTGTGCCTTAAGTGCAGCAGCAGCGATCTTGCCACGCTCATTTCCCTTGAGGCCCTTGATGACGTTCATACGACCATTATATACACGTACCTCGTCATCCTTGGTCAAGAACTTTACCGTGATGAACTGGTTCTGGTTTTCGCTGAGTACGTTAGTAACCATGTTTTCTGGAAGTGCCATTTGATCTCTCCTGTTTCACTGTGATTCTGTAGATAGGTTAATTCTGTGCTAGTGTCAAGTGTTAGCCTCGACAACAGCCCTTGCAAATCCTCTCGGTGTGGCTGATCTGATGTTCTTGGTCTTCATAGATTTACCACCTAGTTTAAGGTGCTGAGTAGAGTACCCCTTATGAGGCTCTACAGAGCACTTTACAGGCATGTTAAAGCCATTGCCTGTCCATAGGCAGGTTTTCTTAGGATAGGCGTCCTGTGGGGCGATATACTCAGGCCACTTAGGGTGCTTTTCTTCGCCATAGGGGATGTATCCACCATACTCGTAGGGATGAAAGTTGTGGTCAGGCTTGCGCCATATGGTGGACAACACAGATACAGGGTTCTCTACAAAGTATGGGCAACCCAGATCGTCAAACAGGTCAGCACAGTCAATGGCGTGTTTAGCAGCTTGCTCTTGAAACAGGGGGTTAGCCTCTGCCTTCTTAGCGAAGTGTGCAGCGCCTGATACGGCCATGTCAGTACAGACAGGGAAGGCCATGCCGAATACTACATTACGACCATTAAAGGCTCTAAAGATTTGAAGGTGTGTATCAAAGTCATGTAGGTCAGCATGTAGATAGTGTATTCTGCCGCCCCCCTCAAACATCTCTGCTTTGTATCCATAGGGATCAAGATCATGCTGAATGTCATACGCATAGCACTCATACCCTGCCTCTGCCCAAGGCTTGAGAGCCTCACCTGTGTAGTCATATAAGCTGATTACGATACCCTTAGTCATGTCATGTCTCCTTCTGTCTGATTGTCTTTATGAAGTGATTCGGTGTCATTATCAAGACTAAAAGTTTGGTTGCCCGTCTTCATCGAATACAACATCATCTCGTATCCAGATAGGCTCTGCATCAATTTCCACCGCAGGGGTCTTATGATCCAGTACTCCAAGCATCCGAAGTTCTTGCTCTAGTTCTTCAGTCATGCTCACCACTCCTTAATAAATTGCTCTAACTTGATTTTCACGCCTATCACATGGTCAAAGGCTTTGTCAAGTTTCTCATCCTCATAATCAAAAGTCTCATGCAGTGCCTTCTCCGCCTTGTAGATTGCGTCTAGGGATTCTTTTACATGTACCATTGTTTCAGCTTTAGTCATCATCACTCTCCACTTGTCCAGTTCCATTACAGTTCTCACATGCCTTATACTCAGCATATGGCTCGTAGGTATCTCCGTATCTCTCCCAGCGTTCATGCTCACAAACACCTTCTCCGCAACACTCATCACATTCTTGCATAATTATAATCCTCCGTCTGATTCGTTTGGCTTGCCACCTTGATACATATTTCCACCGTGGGGGTCAAGCATAAACTTATTCCGCATTTCCACTGTACCCCCCTAATTCCCTCGGTAGGGTCATTTTCCACTGTAGGGGTGTCATTCCTTATTTCTACAATGCTCCGCATTTCCACTGTGGGGGGTCTGGGCTGGTGATTCTCGATTTTCTGGCGACGTTCGGTCTTGTATAAGAGTCCCACATAGTGAGTCTTGTATAAGAGTCCCAGCCCTGAATCGAGGTGTGATATTTTTGCAACACTATTTCATTTGCCCATCCTTCCACCTTTTGCGAACGATTCTCAAAGAGTCATCCCGTGCACCTATTGGCTAAATTTAGAATATAGGACTCACGATTGATTCGCAAGTCCCTATTTCGTTTTTTAATTGCCTAGTAAGTGATTGCGCCTAATCGTGTGAAATGCATCGCATTGCATGGGGTTTAATTCTGTAATCGCAAAGGTGTAGGTATCCGCGTAATCAATTAATTTTTGCGCTTTGGCGTGGGTTGGTTTGGCATAGTATTTATTTAGAAGTTTAAGCATAGTCCGAATCCTTTTCAATTTGTGTACCATTGTTAAACGCCATTTTTGGGCATCTTGCAAGAGGATAATACGAGAGCCGGGCGTTATGCACTCAACGCATGGCACCTATGCACTCAACGCATAGCCCCCGGTTTTGTGTTTTATTTTGCTTTCTTGTGTTTTAGGGCTTGGCGAATCGTTTTGAATACTGTTTATTGATTTTAGAAACACAAACAAGGATTCACAATATGACATACACCGTAGCAACTCGCCCCAATGGTTCCAGCTTTCAATTCGTTCCAGTATTGGGCTTTATTCTTATGCCTTTACGTGAGGCGCAAGAATTGGCAAAAGAGTATCGCGCAAGCGGCCAAGATGCAGTCGCGTTTAACACTGAAGGAGTCTGATTATGGCAAATAAAACTTACACAATTTACAGGGGGCCAAGCCTGTTTGACGGGAGTCCCATTGTAGTATGGGCGCAGTCTAATTCCGGCAATATCAAAACCGGCGATATGGTTCAGACTTTTATCCAAGCGGATGGATTACATGCAGATAATGCAGGGAAAGACTGCGATCCGCTCACAATGTCGCGCAATGGTTCCGACGCATCCTATTGCGGCTCGTGCATCCATAGGGGTACTCCAAACAATAATGACAAGGGACAAGCGACAAATAGGACCTGTTATGTGACTCTAGCCCATGCCCCACTAGGCAAGCACAAGGCATACATTAAAGGCAAATACCCTGAGGCGTTTGGGCATGATGCAATTGCTGCCATAGGCAAAGGTCGCATGGTTCGACTCGGTACTTTTGGCGATCCCGCCGCCGTTCCTAATTACATATGGGAAAGCCTATTAAGTGAAAGCGTAGGACACACGGCTTACACACACGGTGCAATTAATCCTATGCCAGAGTCCATAATGACAAGCGCAGATTCACCCGTACAAGCTAGACAGGTATGGGAACGTGGTGAACGTACCTTTAGAGTAATATCTTCACTAGATAGCGTTATTAAAGGCAAAGAGATCTTATGCCCTGCTAGTGAAGAGGCGGGACGCAAAACAACATGTATCTCTTGTAAGCTATGTGCTGGCTCAAAGGTCAAAGGTAAATCAATTGCCATTGTCGCACATGGAACAAGTAAACGTAAATTTAAGGAGTCGGTGTAATGAGAAAACGACCATCATTTAATGAGATACTAGCAGAAAGACAGGAATATCTAGACTCGCTGAAACAACATGGCGATATGTACGCTCTAGGATTCTTGGAATCATCTTTCCTCTATCATATGGGAGATAGTGGGCTTGAACCATTAACAACGGCCCAGCATAGCACACTAGCAAAATGGAAAGAGGCAACAAGATGAATCGTTATAATAAGCCCGTAGGGCGTCGCACTCTGTGCTCTATAACAATAAAGCGAATTGGCTTGGCTTTGGTCTGGCTCGCAAATGTTGCAACGATACTAGGCTGGACATGGCTTGCGATACATCATTGGCCTTGACTCTATACCGAATCACTGATATTGATGTTACATCAACCTAACACAAGGAAAAATTACATGGCCTACACCAACCAGATCATAAAAGCATTAGGCAAGCGTCGAATGGCAAAGGTACTTGAGGTAGACACCTACGGTATGTTGATGGTGGATATCGCAATGAAGGAGGGTTGGTTTTATGACGGGTCAAACACTTGTGTCTTCGCAGAGTGGGCGCCAGATCAGGAGGAGGAAACATGGCAAGAGTTTCTAAAGCACTTGAAAAATTGTGTTGATGAGTTCGAATATAGCCCAGAGCTCGAAAGTGCCTATAGGACATTGCCGCCTACTAATTACAAAAAGGATAAGGATGATAAATGGTTTACAGAAGCAATTGAAAACCTGATTGATAATCCATCAGAGCAAATCAAGTGCAATAAACCTGATTGCGATTACTGCGGATAAATAGCGTCATAGAACGACGACTCGGGTCCTTGCCATATGTTAGGGGCCTTTTTTCTTTTGATGCCTTGTATGGGGCTTATATCGGCTCTATGGCATTGTGTTATATTGTAACAGAGTCAATTGATTAGCCAGTGATTACTTGCGAACCATTCTCAATTGCAGCTTTGATCCTAGTTGCGAATGATTATCAAAGGCATTGCCGACCCGCCCGTCGAGCGCAAGAAATTACTTTTGCAAGCATTATTTTACCCGTGTATTCAATTAGTTAACCAAGTGTGACATTTATGCAACACATTATTCCTACTGGGGGTATCCTTTAGTATGGGACCCTATACTTTATGGGGTATAATTTTGAGTGGTGTGGTTATCCACCCATATCTATAACATAAAAAAATTACTTTGGGTCATATCTATAAGATAAGAAAATTAGTTTGACCCTACAACCATGAAGTGCAAGTGTGATAAATATGTCACAGTATATAAAAATAAATAAAAAAAGATTCGTGCATTATCAACGACATAGAAAATAGTTTGGCGACGATTGTTATAAACACAAAAATAAGTTGCTATATAGTAGTAGACAACCTACTAAAGTATAGCAGATGTAACTACGACAGTAAAAAGACTATATAGTATAATACTATTATGGTTATTACTATTATAGTTTATAGACAACAGCTATACATTAGTAGTTACATGAGTACTAGGTACAAACTATACTTCTGTTTTAAAGTCTTTCTCCCTTAGTCAACCATGACGAACACTACCAAGTTAGAATTACAGGATGAGGTCATGCCGATGATTGAGGGAGTAATACTTACTATTGTCGTTATCTTATTTGTGGTGTCCTAGACATCATGTACGGAACTGAAGGATGCTCAGAGTTCATGGCAGAGAAACTACCATATAGTGCTATTATAGGTAAGCATGTCCGTAAGGGCATCAGTAGTGGTGTGTCAGTTAAAGATATTATGGCATCTATACAGAAGTATTCTCATGCACCATCTAGTACATCTACTTTTTATAAGTTGTATGGTGGAGACATAGCGGAGGTGAAGTTCGATACTACATCAGCTATTGGTAATGTTGTCGTTGAGCAAGCGTTAGCTGGTGACTTTAAGGCTGCTGAGTTGTACTTAAGAAGTAAGGGAGGTTGGTCTCCTACTAACACTGTTGAGGAACGGGAAGTTGGTAGTGAAGAAGAGGAAGACCGCTCCGCTGTAGAAGAGATTATGACCCGACTAGGAAAGAATAACCTTGATGACGATGCAGAGGATAACGGCTGAAGACTTAAGGAAGTTACCCTCAGATCAGGTAGCTTCAGTTTTGTCGTCCCTATCCCCGGAGCAAGCTGAAGAACTTAAGTACGATTGGAAGTTCTGGGCCAGACCTGATCAGTTAGAACCTGATGGTAAGTGGAATGTCTGGGTAGCTTTAGCTGGTCGTGGTTGGGGTAAGACGAGGGCTGGTGCTGAGTGGGTACGACACAGGATTATGAAGAATGATCGCATTGTTCACTGTGTTGCACCGACTAAGGGTGATGTTCGTAGAGTTATGGTTGAAGGCGACTCTGGTTTAATGAATGTCTGTCATAAGAGTGATAAGACATACAGAGGAAAAGAGTTAGGCTACCCTACTTGGTCTCCTACTAACAATACAATGACGTGGGCTAATGGCTCTAAGGCTGTATTCTTCTCAGCAGAGGACCCTGAGAGACTTAGGGGACCACAAGCATACTCAATGTGGGCAGATGAACTTTGTGCATGGAGAAACGCCCAAGAGACTTGGGACATGGCACAGTTTGGATTAAGATTAGGTAGACACCCCGTATCGTTTATTACAACTACACCTAAGACTACTAAGTTACTGAGAACCATCTTAGACGATGAGAAGACACATGTCACCACAGGTAGCACATACGATAACAGTGCTAACCTAGCTGATACCTTCTTAGATGCTGTACGTAAGACTTACGAGGGAACTAGGTTAGGTAGACAGGAGTTATATGCTGAAGTACTTGATGAGGCATCTGGGGCATTGTGGAACAGAGCGTTACTAGCCAAGTGTGAGATAGAGAAGGATCAGGTTCCTACACTTAATCGTATTGTTGTCGCTATTGACCCGGCCATTACCTCTAACGCTGAAAGTGACATGACAGGTATTGTTGTAGCTGGTGTAGACGTAAATGGTACAGCTTATGTGTTAGAGGATCATACTGGTCGTTATACACCTCAACAGTGGGCATCTAAGGCTGTAGAACTCTACCATGAGCATCTAGCTGACAGGATTGTAGCTGAGAGAAACCAAGGCGGTGATATGGTAAGACATACACTGCATACAGAAGATGAAACACTGCCTGTAAGGTTAGTACATGCCTCAAGGGGTAAGATGGCTAGGGCAGAACCAGTTTCAGCATTATATGAACAAAACAGAGTTAAGCATGTAAGAGGATTGAACGACTTAGAGGATCAGATGGTACAGTGGGAACCTCTAGGTTCTATTGGGTCTCCTGACAGGTTAGATGCTCTAGTATGGGCTATCACTGATCTAAGTCTTAATGGTTACGCAAAGCCACAACTTAAACTAGCGTACTCTAGTGCCAAAGGGCTAATTTAATATGGCTACAAAGAAACTATCGGAAGGTGCAGCTAAGAGTATTCTTGGTGTAGCTGGTGATAACACTCGTACTGGACAAATACGTGCAGATGAGTTTATCCCTGAACTACGCGGTAAGAACGCTATTCGCAAGTATCGGGAGATGCGGGATAATGACAGTACTATTGGTGCGGTTATGTATGCTGCTGAACAAGTACTTAGAGATGTCAAACTTAAAGTGGAACCCGCCAATGATACTGAGGAAGCTAAACGTGAAGCTGACTTTGTGGAAAGTATCTTTGATGATATGGATCACAGTCTTGACGATCACATTGCAGAATCTTTATCGTCGTTGTCGTATGGTTTTGCGTGGTTTGAAGTTGTTTATAAGCGGAGAGTTGGCCCTACTCAGAGGTCGCCTAAGAAAAACAGTAAGTACACTGATGGACGCTTGGGTGTACGTAAGATTGCTTG